ATTTCATCCCAAATGTCTGAACGCTCTGGATACCATTCCTGATACTTTCTGATATGTTCAAGTTGACGGTCGTGGTGAAACCCCCCGTAACGCGTACACTTGAATAGATTACGAAACGAACATAGCTTCGGAGTGAACAACGGTACATCAACTTGTCGTTCTGGATACTTGGTCCAAATTTTATCTCTGATGCGAATTAACTCATCGTTGAACTTTGGAACGAACGTTTTCATGTAATCGTTCATTTTACCTAGTTTATCGTATTCGTCAGCTAAATCATCTCGATGAATCAAGTTGAACATACAGCTAGTAAGGTTTGCGCCTTTATCCCAATCAATAGAATTTGGAGATGACATCTTAGCGTTCATCAAACCCGCTTCAGATAAGAACAAACAGCACTCGTTGAACAGTTCGCCAGAAAAGCGACCACATTCTTTAATGTTCAGGTTAAAGTTTAATGCGCGGTCATACTTTTCTTTTTCAGTACCTTCACCAATAACGTTGTACAGCGTTTTCTCAGGTTCAGTTCCATAGGCTGCTAAGAATTGCTTCATAAGAAATTCAAAGCGATTTCTATAACGATTGTACTTCTTTGATGAACCGAAGATCATCTTTTCACTGTTTTGCGTAAACCAATCTCCAGCACGTTCCATATCGGAGATACTGAATACTTTATGCATCCAGATAGCTGTAATTTCGCTATACGTTACGGACATGTACCAAGATAACAATACGCAATCTCTATCAGACAAGCTGTTGTTGATTGCGTACTGCGTCAAGGTTGATTGGTAGATTGGCGGTACGAAGTGTTGATAGTCAACAAACTTGTCAATCCGCCAATCTCCACCAGCATCATTTGGAATTATCATTGAAAAAACGTTTCAAGTGAACTAAACTTTTTGTCCCATAGATTTGGATGATACTTCTTCAGCCATTCTTCACCTTCAGGCTTTTGTAATAGGTAATCAGCCCATTCATCAGACTCCCACATCCCTGGATATACGCCATTGAAACGCGGACGGTAGTGAACATTCGTAGTATCGTTCTTACAGAAGTCGACATACTCTCTACGGGTTTGTTCGTAGTCCCATGAACCTAATGTCAACATACCTTCGTGAAAGAATGCGATGATTGAAATTCGTTCAGCATTCGGATCATCAAGTACCAACTCAGTATTGCCATGCAAACCAGCCATGTTGTTAACAAATAACAAATCGCCTGGACGAATATTGACGGCGTAACCAATTTCAGGGAACACCAAGTAAGCACCCCTATATTTGTCAGAATTACTAAAGACACAAATATTTGCAAAACCGTCATCCATGTTCGCTGGGTCATAGTGAGCCGCCGTTCTAAAGTTACGGTTAACTGTAATAGTCGAGAATGGGGTATTTGGTACTAGGAACTTTGGATCAATCTTATCCGAAGCCGCCTTTTGATTACCGTAACGCCAAGGTAGTAGATCCTTAAACGCTTCAGCTAAATGCTGTAGGTATGGATATGACTTTTCAAACTTCTCTGGGAACTTTTCAGTGTATGACGTAGCGCGGCCATAAGGGATACGCGGATAACGATCGTACCAACCAGCGATACCTGAGTTAACAGGATTAGCGTATGTTGTCTTTGAGATTAAATCGCGCTCAACCCACTCAGCCTCTTTTGAAGCCTCAAATGGTTCCATCTTACGGGCTTTTTCAACCCAATCGTCAAAATGGAAACCTGCGTCAGCAATGCTATCGCGTAACCATACTTGAGAACGGTTTGAAACTACATCGCGCGCATGAGCATACTTTTCCTTGATGGCTTCAATAGGATCTTCGCCTAGAATATTGTTTGCGCCGTTTTTAAACGCTTCTAGGATATCCCACTGATACGCAGTAACCCAATCTCGACCGAGTAGCTTTTCGCCGCGTGGACCAGCTGCTACGCCGCGATTTTGGGTTTCCTGAGCAGCATCACGCAAACCTTCGTAAGCCGAATCGACCATTTCTTTACTGAAATAGTTTTTACGGAACTTGAATACGATGTTCTTTTCGTTCAACGCTGTTTGGCAACCGCCGCATGCTTTATTACAATTAACGTCAGTCAAGTCAGTTTCGCATGATGGAGGAAGGTACAAATCCATATCGCTTTCAACAAGCGTATGGTAATGCGTTTCGTCCAACCATTGACCAACTAGTTCTGGCTTTGGTACAATTTCCTCAGCCTTCAAAACAATAACTTTTACATTTCTTCCAGTATCAACACTCATTTTAATACTCCTTAAAACTTAAATCCACTAAAATCTTCCGTTTGCATTCTACTACCAAAACCGCTTTTATCAAATACAGGTGTATCATTTTTTGAATGACCTGAATCAGCTAGTCCTTCTTGAGCAGACGCTTCAACATCATATAACTTCATTTTACTTCTATCAATTCCAACAACGAATCGTTTGTAGTAGTTTGGATCGTTATAACGGTTCTTCAACTGTTTAACGATAATTTGATTGAGATTTTCAAGCTCTTCACTTGATACTAAAGCAAACATAAAGTCGGCTGTAGCAGGTAAACCAAACGACTCCGAAGTATCCTCAAGACCTGGATCAGAGGAAGCATATCCAGAACGCGTTGTTTGTGTTGCTGATACGATTGGTACGTTGTATTCAACAGCTAAACCGCGAAGTTCTTCAGCAATAGCTTTTACGAATGTATATGAATTTACATTTGCGCCAGCCTTCATTCTCTGAGAGGAACAAATATTTAGATAGTCTATAAAGATGATATCTGGAGTAAATTCACGCTTCAGTTTAAGTTCTTCGAGCAATGCTCGGAAGTGTCCAGCGTGCGCAGAAGCAGTTGGGTATTCTTTTACAATCAGTTTACCTTGCGTTTTACCCTTGATCTTTTGAATACGGTTTTCAAAGATATCTTTGTCAACAACCTTCAGTTCATCCATGGTAAGGTTTAGCAAGTTTGCGTCAATACGTTCAGCGATACGTTCTTCAGCCATTTCCATAGTGATGTACAAAGCATTATGTCCAGCGCGTAATGCAGCTGCTGCAACGTGACACATGAACAACGACTTACCAACACCCGTACCCGCTAAAGCAATGTTTAAGGTTTTACGAGATAAACCACCCTTCGTAATTTTGTTAAACATATCAAGATCAAATGCGATCTTTTCTTCAACGCGATGATAAAACTCAAAACGACTTTCAAAATCATCAAGGTAATCGTGACCTACATGATTATCAAACGATACAGCTAACGCATCAGAAAGTAAATGTGGAATAGCATCTTTAGAATGAACCATATCCTTACCTTCGAAGATTCTAATTGAATCCATGATGGCTAGATATACAGCTCTATCCTTACAAAACTTTTCCGTATTTTCTAGTAACCACTCTTCGCTGATCGGAGCAGCTGCTAGAGTTTTGATAAAGTCGCATGTTTCGCCTACTTCTTTATCAGATAAACCCTTTGTATTACTAATTTCAATAGCCAATACTTCTTGAGTGATTGGCTTATTATATTTGTTAAAGAACTCAGCAATCTGATAAATGATTGCTGATTCTTTTCTATCGCCGAAATATTCTTTCTTAAGAAATGGAATTACTTTACGACAATAATGCTCATTATGAATCAGATTGCTCAGAATCTGTTGTTCTATTCTCATCCACACCGCCCGTATAAACTACTTGATTTTTAGCTAGTTGCTCATCAAGTACATCAATTAAAATATCACCAATATAGTTTTTAAATTTATCGCGGTCAATTACTCCAATAGGATTTTCCCTAATGTCATATTCAAACTGAACGCGAAGGGTTTCCCCTTCTTCGATCAATCTCACTTTACCGTATGTGTAAATTATACCTGAGAACTCACCAGAGGTCAACTCTATCAGCTGACCCCCGTAGAAATCCTCATCTAGGATTTCATAGTTCTTGATCATTCTTCGAAGTCTAGCTTGTCCAAGGCTTGATCAATGTCTTCATCTTTGATCATATCTACCATACCAATTGAATATCTATCCTTAACAAAGTCGTAGAACGATCTATCAGTTAGGATTGGTAACCAGAATTCTTTGTTTTCAGTATCCTTCAAACGGAATTTTTGTTCGCTAACTTCACCAGTCTTAGTATCAACCTTTGAATACCAACCGTTGGATGGTTTAACAACGTGACCTGATTCTAGCGCAATATCAAGCAATCCAGACCACTTGCTAATACCGCCGTCGAAAGATACGGAAACTGGAATCTTTGACTTCTCTTTAACATAACGGCTCTTTTCAACGTTGATGATAAAGTTATAACCTACAACCTCAGTACCTTCCTTTTCTTGTTGACGACCAAGAATGAAAATGTTATCAGCTGAATAGTATGAACCTGTACCGCCGCCAACTACGTCCTTAGCATACAATTCCATAGTCTTGTAAGTGTGGTTTACTACAACCATTGGAATATCTTTTAGAGTTAGGTGAGGTGTAACGATACGGAACAATGACTTCAACTGCTTCGCGCGCGACATATCGGCAACTGACTTACCGTCAAGAGCGTCATCAACTTCTTTCTTTGAAGCCAAGTTACCAATTGAGTCAATAATGATTACAACATGGTCGCCGCGTTCAATACCGTTCAACTGTTGCATAATATCAAACTTTAGTTGTTCAATATCCGTAATTGGAGTGTGAACAACGCGGTCAGTATCAATACCGAATGCGCTAAAATATGACTGCGGAGTACCAAACTCTGAATCGTAAAACAGAACAACGCCATCTTCGTACTTATCAAGATATGCTTTCGCCATTAAAAGGCTAAACGCGGTCTTGAAGTGCTTTGATGGACCAGCCCACATAGTAAGACCTGGAGTTAGACCGCCGTCTAGACGACCAGATAGTGCCACGTTAATAACTGGAATTGAAGTTGGAATCATATCCTTCTTCTTGAAGAACTTTGAACCTGATAGGATAGATGTATCCTTAATAGTTGAATTCTTTTTAATCTTATCTAAAATACTCATTACTCTCTTCCTTCCGCAAATCGAATCAATTCTTCTGTAGTCATGTAACCGCTTTTACGGCGAACTTCTTCGCCAGATTCAGTTACCATAATAATAGTTGGTACACCGCGAACGTTATACTTACGAGCAGTATCCATATCTTGATCAATGTCAACTTCCTCGATGTTGATCATTAATGATTCAATATCTGACTTCGCATCTTCCATAGAACGCGAAAGCATTTTACAAGGCGCGCACCATTCGGCGTAAAATTTTAGTAGTTTCATATTTTCTCCTTATCCAAAAAAATCTTCAAGCGATGATACTTCTTCAGCCGTCCAATTTAATGGTTCAATAATAGTTTTTAACGGGTCAACAAATGTTTTGTCAAACTGCATATCGTAATCAATGAAACTATCTAGATTGAACTCTTTAGGTAGTTCTGTTAGGAACGCGATAACGTTCTCGTGAATAGGATTTGGAGTACGCAAATACACGAACTTAATCTTATCACCTTCTCGAATCATTTGATACTTTTTATCTATGCCATGTTTTTTAACATAGTGATTATACAACAATGCTGCTCTTACATGAATTGGAGTACCCTTCGCGTAAATAGGCGAACCTGAGTATTGCTTCAATCCAGATACACCACGCGGAAATGAAATTGATTCAATAGGGAACTTTTCAAATTCTGTTTTATAGTTAGCGATATACTTTTGAAGAACCTTTTCGTCACCTTCAAGAATTACATCAACTGACTTTTTAAGTTCTTGGCGGATTACGGCTGGCGTTGATGAACGAACCATAGCCAAACCCATAACCTTTTGTTTT